GAAGATTATCAAGCAGTTTCTAAAAAATTTCTAACCCACGCTAACCGTTCTTGCTCAGAAAGATTATAAAATTCTTCAATGTTAGCTTGAATGTGATCTATGAGTGGATAATATTCCTCATCGACTTTTTGTTTCACACCTGGTGACATTAATTTACCAGTAGTTGGATTTCGTGATACAAATTTTTTTACCAAGTAATATGGGCTTTTAATTTTAGCACTACGACCATCTTCTGTATAAAAAACAAATCCTTCATGCTTCACATGTTTAACCATGTTACGCAATGTACCAAACTGTAAATGATGGGACCCAATAGTATGGCATCCAAACTGGTTTGCTAAAATATAAAGAGTATCCAATTCATATTGTACATCACTTTCCCATGAATTTTCACGGTAACCCAAAAGATACATACCGATATCTTCTGGTATGATGTGTGGATCATTTTGATGAACACATTCAAACATGAATGTGAACCCACTCCATCGTTTACAAATATCTCGATATCTATTTTTGTCAATTAATTCCAATGCCATTTTCACGTAATCAGAATCAGTTGAGCCGGTAGTAGACACTAGAATATCATTATCATACCATGTGATAGCCACCATGAATCCATTGACTTTACGAAATGCAGTAACTAATGTTGATGGAGATATAATAGGCGCTCTATCTTCAATACCATAGTTATAAATCTTTGTGAATGATCTTGAAACAACATTATATTCATCATCAACCAATGTACCACGACATTCTTCAAGATAATTATTCCACAAGTTATCGTAAAATACTCGTTTTTTGTATTTCAGTACATATACACCAGGATAAGATGTGGTTTTGCGTGAAACCAACTGTGAATTAGTTTCAACAAATTTTTTAATATCATCTTTCATTATTTCCACCCATGAGTTCTAATACCACTGGTTAATGCATCATTTACAATGTCATCCAATAATGATACTACATTCCCAGTCGCGTCAAATCCAACATCGCGTACTCGACAATGTGTTAATCCACTAGGATTCCCATGTAAGTGGCCATGAAGCATGATTGATCCATGATGACATTGATTCCATTCAGAAATAGGATAATGCATCATACAAATTTTATGACCATTGTGTTTGATTTCATGGTATGTATAAACTGCTTCAAAACAATTCCTAAATTCATCATTTTCAACTAATCGACTATCATGATTTCCTTCAATAAGAATTTTACGACCATTCAGTGCACGTACATGGGAAATTGCTTTTGATGGTTTGCAAAATGCAACATCCCCCAATATATAAACCAAGTCAGTAGGGGAAACTTTTTCATTCCATATGTTTTTCATTTCTGAATTCATATGTTCGATATCATTAAATACACCCCGAGTAGCAGGATTATATTTCAGGATATTAGCATGATCGAAATGTAAATCAGATGTTATCCAACTGTTCATGAGAGTTCCATATGTAATTAAATAAAAAAATTATTGTATCACGCTATTTTTATTTGTCAATTACTTTCAAATTTAAAATTCGATCCATTGCAAATATGTAGCAGTGTTTAAATTCCTCGCCGGTTGGACAGGGTTTTGTCAATTCAGCTAAATTATTACACACATCTGCACACTCGTCAATTGTTTTGTTGCGAATTTCTGTTATTAGTTGATTAAGTTCTCGTGTATTAAATACGTAGCCATGTTCCCGCTCATTAAATGAATCTAGATTATCAAGTATGCTCATAATTACTCCACTTTTCCACAAATTGTGTAAATTGCTCATTTGTCATGAAATGCAACGTATTAACACCAGATCTGTACGCATATAAAGGGTTTAGCATTCCACCAAATCGTTGCAATTCGTGGTAAGTTAATGAAACCATCGCCGAGTAATTGCTGTTTGTGCTTTTTAGTACATATGATTGGAAATTAGACCAGTAAATAGGCTGTGTTTTATCTGTGAATTCTACTTTAATACCGTACATACATCACCTTATCGAATTTTTAACATTGTTTCATATGAATAATTACATTCCATATATTTTGACGGTGTTTTTAGATATGTTTCTGCTAAATCACCATCACGTTTTGGAAGAATTTTCACATCAAACTCGGATTTATTAACTTTTTTATAAGTTTCTATAATTTGTTTAACAGATCGAGGGTCACCATATGCCAAATTTTCAATATTATTAGCCGGGTTACCTATTGCATTAATAATTCCGAGACAAATATCATTTACATGGATGTATTCCCTAATACAAGTTCCATCAAAGGTATCATAATCATCCCCATACAAGTTGATATACCCACGTTCCTCTGCTTTAACCAAATTATAGAATAACCCATCTGGATTAGTTGGTTCAAAACCATCAGAACCAATGACATTATAAAATCTGAAGATTGTATAGTCAGTTTTATTAACTCTTGCATACTCCTTGACTATATCTTCCGCTGCTCGTTTAGACAACCCGTAAGGTGATCCTGGGTTTTCAGCAGCACCAGTACTTGCAAATATAAAATGCTTATATTTAACCTTACTCAAGACATTATTCGTACCATTTATGTTGGTATTATAATATATTGTTGGTTTATCAACAGATTCACCCACTTTAACTAATGCAGCTAGGTGGATAACCGTATCCACCTCAATTTCCGGCACATTGTAGGTAATATCCACGATATTGTCAACTTTATCAATGCCTATAACCTCAATTCCACCAATTTGTTCCAGCATTTTACACAAATGCTGACCAATATATCCTTTATATCCTGTTACAAGTATCTTTCTCATTATTCCTCTTTTTTATGTTTATGTTCTACACTAATACATGTAAAAACCTTGTTACCAACATAGAATTTACCCAATTTTTCACATTCGGTTGCAATAATGTTGTGTGCATATATCCACCCAACGAACATACCTAGTAAAAATAGTATCATTTTACCCACCATACCATATTTCATCAAATCCCTCCGCTAATGTAGGAATTTCCAAAGATGATTTCATTCTACACAATGTGTTATATGAAATGGATTTACCAGGACGCGAATTTAATCGTATGGTTAATTCAGCTTCATCCGGTACTTTAAAAAAAACTGCTATTTTATAATAATCAGTAAATTTTGCAAGTTTTTTCTTACGTACTTTTGCTGATGTATTGGTTTGATCCCAGATTACATCTTTATTGTTTGATATTGCATTAATTACATCTTGCTTTACCAATTTTTCGGCAATTTTGATGTATTTTCTATATACTTCGTCATGAGTTTTTCCAACACTGATGGCATACTTATCAATATGATTATCACTGCTGATATAAAATGCATCTTTAAGCCAATCTTGATTATTAACCCAAGTACTTTTTCCAGAACCAGGTATACCTATCATCATGTACAGTTTTTTCATTTATTTGGTACCTCATCATGTTATCGATACCACCACACTGTTACGAATAACGATAGTGTAAGTATCTCGATTAATTTTTCCATTTTTCATAAACTTAATTGCGGCCTTTGTGTTAGCATCCATAATCTCAGTAACAATCGGGTCAATCTCAATACCTTTAACCCGTTCTAAATATCGGATGATAGCATGCTCAGAAACGATTGGTTCTTTTTCTGTTTGTTCTTCTAATAGAGTGTTGTATTGAGTTTGTATTGCATTCAGTTTATTGCGAATTTTTGCTAATTCAGCTTGTTTTTCCGAAACTTCTTTCCCCATAACTTCAGATTCGGCGGTCAACTTAACAATCTGTGTTTTTAAACTTTTTAATTCGGTTGAACTTTTGTAGTTGGTCATTTTATTACACCGTTTATCGAAAATGTAATTATATATGGCCAAGTGTGGAATGTCAATAAATATTTCAATGAGTACATTAATAAAACCATTAGAACCCAGAGAAATTTTGAAAAGATTGCGGTCATCTGCAAAAAAGAGAGGAATTGAGTAGGTTCAATGAAGGCGATTAGAGTGACGGTTTACAAGTTTAGTTGAGTTTGCATAAATACATCATACAGTGTTAGTCGCAGATTGCCGTCTCACTAACTCTAGTCATTCTTTCATTAATTACAGGAACTAATATGACCAGCAATACTATTTATACCCCATTTACTTATTGTATTACATTTACAATAACTGGACAGAAATATTACGGTGTTCGATATGCAAAAAACTGTCATCCAATGCAATTATGGACAACATACTTTACGTCATCAGTTACTATTAAAAATTTAATTATTTTATATGGGAAGGATGTATTTTTGTACGAAATACGAAAAACATTTTCTTCTGCAGCTGATGCTCGTAATTATGAACATAAATTCTTATCAAAAATAAATGCTGCAAAGAATCCAAAATGGTTAAATTCATCAAATGGCAGTGGTAAGTTTCATTGTACTCCAGAAAGTTCGGCGAAAGCTGGATTTAAACATAGAGGAAGAACAATCTCGGTTGAAACAAGAGAAAAGATAAGAAATTCGTCTAAAGGAAGACAAAATGTAAGAAAGGGGAAATGTGGAGTAGTATCGAATGAAACTAAATTAAAAATTTCTGCTTCTTCGAAAGGAATATCAAAACCCTCAAAAACAATATGTTGTCCATATTGTTTTTTAGAAATTAAAGGTGCATCAAATGCTAAAAGATGGCATTTTGAAAATTGTAAAAAACATCCAGATTATATAAAGCCGGTTGCACTACAAAAACCAATGATTCATTGTCCATTTTGTAGTTCTTCCAGTTCTAATAGATTAAATATGCAACGATGGCATTTTGAAAATTGTAAAAATAAGTAATTACTTATCTTTATTTAGCAGACAACATTGAAATTATATCTTTTAGAGCAAATAGGGCCAAGAATAATTTATCTGCTGATGAATTGAAAAAGTTTAGCCAATATTTTGGCTAAACTTTTCACAATGATGATACGTTATTTTGCACAAGTGTTAGATTCACGTAATGTATTAAATAACAGTTTTATATCACCGGTTTCCATGTTAATTCGATTGAATAGCTCAGGATATTTCAAACTCAAAAGCGTATAAATCGATTCTTCTGTACCAATAGTATTATGGATTACTGAATTATTCAATTCTTCAGTATACAACTTGGTAATTTCATTAATTTGATCGGGTGTGCCACCGAAAAATGAGGCTCGGCATACGTAATTTTCATATCCACCTGCAAATTCTTTCAATTTAAAAATATTGTATCCATGAATTTCAGAATTTGTATAATAAGTAAATGACGGCATGAAAAATTTATCTTTTGGAAGTTTCGTAAAATAAAATGTATCAAGCGGTTCAGTTATGTTAAAACTGCTGCATATTCCAGAATCAATCCAATAATAATACGAACTATGTGAGTACTTCATAGCCCGTTGCAATAATTCTTGTTTTGCAAGAGTTAATGGTACATACTCCGGTGTTGCCAACGCACTATCTTTAATCCAATCAGATTGGGTCACCCACGTGCTTTGATTGGTTATTAGATTTACTACATCATAAAAATGCAGATTATGAATATCATTAATATCATATTTTATTAGTACAATTGGTCGATGGGCACGAATTTCTCTAATTTTATCAAAGTATTTTTCCTCAGTATACAACACAATTGGGTGTCTACTGTGTAATAACTTTGTCAAACTAGGGAGATAATGCTCCTCAAAATCCCTATCAGAACGCCCGATATTCACCGCCATTGAAACCAACGTGATATCAGTAGGCGGTTTCCAATGGGTATCCCATTGCAAATAATCGAATTTAGGGAATGTTCTAGCATCTTGTAATTCTGCTGGGTAATAATCTTCGGGAGTTGTGCCGTCATTTGGTCTCTTCCCAGCCATTTTACTACACGAGTCACCTAAATGAACAACATATTGACCATTTAGAAATACTGATTTAAGACCCAATCCTAAAAACCGTCTATCAATATTCCATTCGTTATGCCATTTTTCAACACGCCCTAATAGGATTAAATCATCACGACGTTTCAAATTTGGACTACCAACCCATCCATACCAATGCAAATGATAGTCAGAAATCCGCCACAATTTTTTATAATAGAACATTTCATCAATTAATTCCGGCTCATAACTATCAATTCCTTGCCAATCAAACGTTCTCCAGGAAATGTCGATAACACCAATGTGCCTATGTTTTTCTAGGATTGATTTTGATTGTTGCATGTACCCACCTTTTGTGAATTCCCAATCATCTTCAAGATAAAAAATATAATCAGTATCACAATAGGAAACCATGAAATCCATGGCCCACCATTGACTGCGATTTGACGGAAAGCATACTACATCACAAAATGACCCATAGCGTTCAACAAGAGTTTCGAAAACTCCATCAGCAGCACTATCATCAACGATCACCATTTTTGTAGGATAGTCATTAGTGTTAAGAAATGATCTCAGAGTCTTTTCTAATACATCTAATCGATCACAACTTAATACAAAAGTTGTAATATCGGTTTCCGGCTGATCTACCGTGTGAATATGTAATTTGTTTAACATTATTTAAATTGCCCATGATAAAATTAAGTTGTCAACAACCGTTGATGCAACTTTTCCATCATATTGTCCTGCATACGTTTCTTTTAAAGCCTTCATTGCGGATGGTTTACCACCTTCTCTCACAAATGGTATGACAAATGCTTCGATTTCCATCTCTGTTAATTGTTGCGGCAAGTATGCATTTAATATGTCGCGTTCTGCTTCATATTTTGAAACATCTACTTGTTTAGTTATCCCAACAGAGATGCATTCATTTAAATTTTTAATAAATTTTCTAATGACACTAACTTCTGCATCTGTCGATTCACGCTTACCATCATTCAAACCAACATTTGCTGCTTCGCTATACAATGTAGTTAAAAGGTTTATTGACAATTTATCTGTTCCAGCTTTTCGTAATCCAAACAGGTCTGTTTTAATTTTTAATAATAGTTCCATGATTATACCCCTCGTGTGGTGTATTGAGCCACGCAGATGCTTCATCAGCTAACGATGCTTGTAAATTAGCAGAGATGATGACTTCTGCCAAAATATCACCAATATCATGCAAATCTGGTTGATAAAGTCCGCAGCCGTTTTCTAATAAAATTTCGTTAATACGATCTAATGTTTTTTCAATATAACTCATAAAAGTTTTAAATGTCCTGTTATTGGATCAATATTTTCTGGGTAATCCGGCCCAAGCGCTAAACAAGTAAGTGTCGGTATCCCATTAAATTCAGTTAAACCTGCATCTTTAATTAGTTTAACATTAACCTTATTGTCCAATGCTTTTTGGTAAATATCAAGTAATTCTTGCTCACTATCAACAGAAACACAAACTTTGGTAAATCTACCTTCTAACCATTCTTTAAGAGGCTGTTTATTTAATTGGATTACAGCACAATTTCCTAGCTGAGATGCATAATTGTGATAACCATCGTTATAATCGATAGTTGCATCTAAATATATCTCGCTGTAGTTAAGAATAGCTCCTAATGATGCGTGGCTTGCTTGAGCTGCAATTTTGCCTTTTCTCATATTAAGGTCTTTTCTAACTACAATTACTTGTTTTGGTTCATTTTTTGACATAATTATCCTAAATAAAAAAGGTGCCGAAGCACCTTTTTTTGTTTTTACATTGATTTAAACAGCGTATCGATCGACCATAATGGTTTTTAACATGATTCCTTCTGGTGTGAATTCACTCATATCTGCCGCCAATAATGCTTTCATGATAGCTGGACTAAAACCAGATACCAATGCTGCACCAGACTTATCAGACTTAACCGGTACATTATCAGATGAATTAATATTCCAGAATACAATTTGTGGAGCTGTGTAACCAGCTGCCGCATATTTGCGTTCTACCATTTGCATCGCACTATCATCAAAACTAATGCAACGATCAAATTGCATATCAGACAGGATCAATAACATTTCTGGCATTTCTGTTTGTGGAACATTGTATTTTGTTGCAACATCAAGAATTAAATCAAACGCAGCATGTAAGTTAGTGCTCATACCCCAAGTTGATTTAACCATTTGGGTTGCTTTTTCAACAACATTACCGCGAAGAGTTAATAATTCCGGTCTTTCACTAAAAGTAATAAAAGTATCTTTAAATTTACCTTCATTTTTGTCAGCCAAGTACAAACCCAATGATACTGCAACATCCATACAGGTAATGTCCGATTTAGACATGTTACCACCAGCTCGACATGTCATCGAACCACTAACATCTACTAATGGTAGTATATTAGCATCACCAACAAAGTTTGGCAAAGCGTCCCACTGTGCAATGATATGACCTTTTTCAGTTCTATCAAACCCATAGCCACCGATACCCTTTAATACGTCATAAGGATATACCGCACCTGCATTGACTTTAACATCAGGTTCACCCTTTACCAAAGCTTGAACGTATTCAGCAAATTTTGGAGTATGGCGATTAAAAGCTTTTTTATACCGTGTACTAGCCAATGATGGAACATGGCTAAAGTTGATATTATCCCAATCATTCGCACACATTTGAGTTTCAACAACCTTGGTCAAAGACACTAATGTTTTGCGATATTGTTTTGGACTCCATCCTAGAAATTTACGGAATTCAATTGCAACATTACCTTTGCGCGGTGTCCATTTAGCAGCCAAGCCATTGCCATCAGTCAATGCATTTTTTAACATTGTGTAAGCTTCTGTTTTCATTTCTGGTGTTTTAAACACAAAGATATCATCCCAGCGACCTAATTCAGGAACTTTAGATAACAATGCTTTTGCAGCATCGATATCAACCGTTTCCAAATGAGATAAAATATCTCTGAACAATTTACGTTCACCTGCACCGCCTCGAACATCTCGCGACCATAATGCAACACGCATTGCTAATTCTTTATCTTCAACATACGCCGCTGTAAAAGCAGGAATTACATCTTTACCTCTACTTGCACCAATATTAAAGAACAAGTCAACAACTTTGTTTGTTGTTGACTTACGTGCTTTCATACCGTTTGAGGTATGAGATTCTTGATTTTCTACTGCTTCTACGAATGTAGTCATTGTTGTATCTCCTATGTCAGGTTAGTGTGTTAATTTTGTTTTGCTGTTTACTAAACTATAAGTGTGTATTATAGCAGATTTAATTTGTTTGTCAATGTTTTTTTCAAGTGAACAAGGCTCAATTCAAAAAAACTAATGTATGATTTTTAAAACAGGATGGCCGGAAGGATGTATTTTATTTTCTGGTTGTCATCTACCACTTGGGGACTTAATCCACAACCATATCTGATTTAGTCTAATCAGTAAACATTCATTTTCTAATGACAATATCTATCTTTCGCGTTAGAAGCTATCTAGATTTCTTCTAGAAATATCCGATTGATGTAAACATCACCGGAGAATAGGTTGTAATATGCAGAAACCATCCTAAAAAAGTAACAGGCTAGTGTTTGTTGAAGGTTTATACTGGCTCTTCCTTCCAGTTCGACTAGCAGTATGTTCGCCAGTCCATCCATTATGATAAATTGGATTGCTGTATCTAGCCTAAATATTAGCGGAATAGATTATGCCATATGTTTTACTTCTAATAGCAAAGAAGTGTTTCTGAAGCGGGTATTAGCCGCGAAATTGTTGCTGTATCTATTCCTAATCTTTATATATTATATAGTAATTTTATTTCTTTGTCAATAACTTTTTGATAAATAGTTATGGTAATCAAAATACTTCCAATATTTTGAAACCTAGTCTAGAGGATCTAGGCTGTCCCATAATACATTATTTATACTAGAGGAAACACTATG